CCAGCAGAACCTTGCATTGCCTGCGCGGTTTGTACAAATGCGTAATGTACAGATTAATACCAGCCCAGTAACCCCAATGCAGTATGTTACTCCTGAGATATTTGACAGGCTATATGGTGGATCATCCAGCGGTACGCCTAAGTTCTATACTGTGATTGCTAATGAGTTGCAGTTAGGCCCGACACCTGACAGCGTACAGACTATTGAGATGTTGTTTTATGAAACCTTTACTGCGCTGTCTGATGCCGCCCCCACTAACTGGGTAATTACTAACGCGCCAGACGTGTATCTTTATGGGGCGTTAATGGAAGCAGAGCCGTTTATTATGAACGATGCGCGTGTGCAGTTGTGGTCTACCGCATTTATGAGCGCCATAAACAGCATCCAAGAGCAGGACAACAAGGATCGTCACTCAGGCTCCGCGCTTAGAGTGATGAACACTGGTGGTTATTATTGACGGCTCCTATCACATGGGCGGAAGCCACATCTCCAATATACTGGAGTAATATAGGAATTAACTGGAACTCCCCTGCTAAGGGTGAGTCTCCATCTTTTGCTGTAGATGCTGGATATACGACAGGCGGTACATTAGATATAGGGTCATCTGTACTGTATGGTATAGATGCTGGCCTTGTTAAAAGCGGTACAGGCACGATAGTTGCGGATGCTATATATGCAGTAAACACTGGATACACTTCTCTTGGCGGCTTTACGTTAAACGTATCTGCTGACTTTGATATATCTTTAGATGAAACGTCTTTAGGAATACTGACAAACGCTGTAGCATCTGCCAGTTATGATCTGGATGCTGGCTACATAAACAACACTAAGTACCCAGAGTCGGCATCTATTGCAGTTAGAATGAATTATCAGAACGGCGACTCATTCTTATGGAATGATGTAAGCGATCCTAGCAGTACATGGTCTGACGTATCTGATCCAAGCACAACGTGGTCTGATGTAAGTGACCCATCTACTATATGGACTAGAGTTGACTATCCCCATTAAACCAGAAATAAAAGCCGACGGAGGCTTGATTATGCAACACGATACTAACATGGGCCTCGGCCTCAAGAACGTATGGACTATTGAGTGCTACGACTCTGAGGGTAATCTTAAATGGGGCGAAACCAAAAAGAACCTTGTAACTACGGAAGGTCTGAACCACGTTCTGTCTAGCACCCTTGACGGCGGTACGCAGATTACTACTTGGTATGTCGGGCTTAAAGGAACTGGCTCTGCCGCCGCTGGTGATACGATGGCTTCTCACTCGGGCTGGACTGAGAATACGGACTATAGCCAGTCAGTGCGTCAGACTCTTACGCTGGGTACAGCATCTTCTGGTAGCATTGACAACACCGCAAGCAAGGCAACCTACTCGATCAACGCCACGGCTACGATTGCTGGTGCGTTTATTACTAGCGACAGCACTAAGTCTGGAACTACGGGAACTTTGTACGGTGTCGTAGACTTTGCATCATCCCGTGCTGTTATCTCTGGCGACACGCTTGAGGTGACTGTTACGCTGACTGCGGCGAGTGCGTAATGGCTGTCGAAAGCGCAAGTTGGGTTACACAATTAGTTGACACTAACCCTGTTGTTGGCGACCCAGTAGGCGAGGGTGACGATCATCTGCGAATGATTAAGACAGTTCTTAAGAACAGTTTTCCATCTACGTCTACTGCGGCGATTGTACCTAATATGTCTGGTCAGTCTGGTAAATACCTGACGACAGACGGTACGGATGCGTCATGGGGTACGGTGTCTAGCGACCCTGCTGGTACAGCGGTTGCTATGGCGATTGCTTTAGGAGGATAAATGGCTAACGCATTTAAAAACGCAGGTGCGGCAATCGGCGCTACACGCACAGATGTCTACACCTGTCCTGCCGCAACGGAAGCGGTTATTCACGCACTGTACCTGTCTAACGTAGATGGGGCTACCAGCGTAAACGCTACTATTGAGGTCTACGATTCATCAGGCGCTACCTATTACCATGTGGGTAAAACACTTCCCGTTCCCGCAGATTCAACGCTAGTGTTTGACAAACCCCTTAACCTAGAGGTGGGCGACAAACTTACTGTAACCGCATCTACGGCGTCTGACCTTGAGTGTTTCATTAGCGTACTGGAGATCACTTAATGCCATACATGGGTAAAGTGGATGTAAAAGCATCCGACATTAAACGATTCAGCGTAACCGGATCAACCAGCGCTACCCATGCTTTGTCTTGGACTGCCCCTAGTGAGCAGGCTCTTATTATTACTATTAACGGCGTCAAACAGCAGGACGGCGCTTACACGATTGCTGGTACGCCTACCACGATTACCCTGTCATCTGCTCTGGTTGCTACGGATGAGATGGAAGTCATTGGCATTAATGACATTGGTCAAACAAATACTGTAGCGCAAGACTCTATCGTTACGGACATGATTCGTGACGATGCTGTAACTACAACAAAGATTGCAGACAATCAGATTACTTCAACAAAAATTGCAGACAATCAGGTTACTACAGCAAAAATTGCAGACGATCAGATTACTTCAGCAAAACTAGCCAACGCAATAAACATTACTAGCGGTAATTCTTTAACAATCGACAGCGGCGCAACGATTACCAATAACGGAACTTCTGTTGGGTTTGGTGGCTCTAATCTTTCTGCGGCTTTTTTAGAAACAAGAGAAGGCGGCTATGCTCCTGCGGGAGACAGAGTTTTTACAAAACTTGATGTTGGTGAAGCCTCTTCTGTTCGCCATTACGATTACGCATCTGGATTTGATAATACTAATGATAGATGGACTTGTCCCGTTGGTTATGCAGGAACCTATTTAATTGGTCATGGCGCTTATGGTAGGCACAACAATGGCGGCGTAACTTATGGCGCAAGTGGAGTTCTTTACAAAAATGGTTCTCCTTTGATTTACACATACAGCATCGAACAGTCAGGTTACAACACCACTCAAACTTGGGACTATTACAATTTTGGACCAAGTTTGGTTCAACTTGCTGAAGGTGATTACATTGAGTTCTACGTTGCTATTGATTTTGCATCCACCCCTAACTTTATGGGATGGAAAATGTGGGGTTTTAAACTGACATGATTAATTACCGACAAGCACTTCTTTATCTCGGTTTTGAAGATCGAGATTTTATTCTTCAGAATGACAATGACGAGAGAGGCACTTTTGTAGGAGCGTGGTTAAGTGATCTACCTCAACCCACGCAAGCCCAAATCGAAGCCGCCCATGCAGAGTGGGAAGCAGAATACGCCGCAACAGAATACAAACGACTAAGAGCGCCAGAGTATCCCGCTATTGGTGACCAACTAGACGCAATCCTCAAACATCTTAACTACCGTCGTACACAAGGCGATGAACTAGTACAAGAGATGGACGACATTATTGGTGATTGGCTGGCAGTAAAAGCGAGGTTCCCAAAGAATGGCTAGAACTACTATTCGTACAGAAGATATTACTGACAGTTCTATTCAATCGCTAAAGAACAGAAACCTAATTATCAATGGTGCTATGCAGGTGGCACAGAGGGGTACGAGTTTTACTTCTCCTTCTAGCGGAAGTTATACATTAGACAGATGGCGGTTAGGATATAGTGGTGAGGAAGTTGCTTTAGACATATCGCAAGCATCTGATGCTCCTGACGGCTTTGCAAGTTCTTATAAAATTACCATCACAACTCCTGAGTCAAGTCTAACAGCATTAAATCAAATAAATGTTAGTACACGGTTAGAAGGACAGGATTTACAAAGGTTAAAAAAAGGAACAGTTAGCGCAGAGTCTTGTACACTTTCTTTTTGGGTAAAATCCGCTGTAACAGGAACGTATAGTTTTGAAATATATGATGGAGATAATTCAAGACACTATGTAACAACATATTCTGTTTCTTCTGCCGATACTTGGGAGCAAAAAACTATTGTTGTTCCCGGAGATACAACAGGTGCGCTTGACAATAATAATGCCGCATCCTTCTTTCTTGCGTGGTGGGTTGATGCAGGGCCATCTTATACAACTGGCACAACAACCGATGCTTGGCAAACTTATGATTCTGACGGAAGAGCCGTGGCTACTGATAAAGCCGCATTTATGACTACCTCTGGAGCAACATTCCAAATCACCGGAGTCCAACTAGAAGTAGGCGACGTAGCAACTCCATTTGAGCATCGCAGTTACGGTGAAGAACTTGCGTTGTGTCAGCGGTATTACAACTCTGGATATTCTTGGGTAACTTTTAAATCTACCATTCCTAGTTCGAGTGCCACATATTTTCAGACTAACACTTCTTGGCCCACTATGCGAACTGCGCCAACATTAACTTTTACAGCCCCTAATTCTGGTAATACTGGTTATATAGAAGAATGGGGCGGAACAGATCATGCAATTAGTTCAACTAACTATACTGCAAGTAATCTTTCTTATGCAGTATTAACCTCAGCAATTACTACGGACAGAGGTTGTCAAGCGCACTTAAAAATGGATGCGGAGTTATAAAAATGAATATTACTTCAGCAATAAAAAATATCGACATTTTTAATAATGAAACAATTAAAACCGAAATTGACGGTGAAATATTTTTTGTACCTGTTGATCCAGCCAACCGCCACTACGCCGCCATTATGGAACAAGTAAGTGCTGGAACTTTAACCATTGCTGAGGCTGACAATGGCTCTAACTAAAGTAACTACAGGCACTATTGCCGACGATTCTATTCAATCGTT